TCATCGAGCTGGCGAGCGTTATACTTCTCGTCACGACAAATTTGTGTGTCCCAGTAAAGTACACGTACACCGTCAGGACGTACCGTATCACAGATCTCTTTGATCTCAGACAAGAACGCAGTGAGTTCACGCTGCCCGATAGAACCAGACGTGTCGATAGCCAGCACAAGTTCACCAACAGTTTCGGCGATGCCGCTTGGCATGACGATACCCATGCCGATGTATCTGCGGTTTGGTTTGCGATATGTGCTGTAGTCTGACCCTGCACAAGTATTGCACACAAACTCACGCAGTACCTCGCGCCAATCTACCTGCGGTTTCAACAGTTCTTCAAGGTCACGATCACCACCGCTGCCCGTCTTACTTGCCACCAACGCACCTTGGCGAATAGCCTCGTCAAGTTCACGTGCCAGTTCACGCCTCTCCTCGGCGTCCATTTCCTGCGCACCTTCCCAATCATGTTGATCGAAGGGAGCCTGTCCGTTCGGTAGTGTTTCACTACCACCGTCACCAGCACCACCGCTTTTACTGCGCCCGCCTCCGTCGTTCTGTTGTTCATCACACAGCAACTTGTATACCTGTGCGCTATCCATGCCACGATATTTCTCGTCGTAACATCCTTTCTCCAAGGCTCCTGTCATGGTGGCGAACTTGTCTGTGTTCTCGTCAGCAATCTTGATGTTGATCACGTAGTCATTCGCACAGTTGGCGAGTTGTGGGTTCTCGTCATACAGGTGACGCCAGATGTGCAGGTGCTTGTAGAGTTTGTGATACACTTCGTGCAACACAAGGAAACGTAACTCTGCATCGTTCAGTAGCTTTACGAAGTTACGTCCATAGAACTCGTCACGTCCGTTAGTATACGCAGTTATACTTACACCGTCTGCGTAATCTTCCACGATCTCGCGCTTGCCGATCATCAGAACAGATGCCAAGTGTACGTACTTAGGGTTGCTCATTATGGCAACAACGGCTTTTGTCAGCCGTTGCTCCTCTGTTAAGTTTTGCATAAACATCAGTCATTCTCCAAGTGATGTGCTTCTACGATTGTGGCTTGCCGAATTACTTCGGCATTCCACATGGCTGCATCTTCCAATGCTTGTTCGCGGCTCTCGCACTGTGTCCAGAACTCAATGCCGTCCTCTTTCATCAGATACCAATCCATTACACTTTGTCCGCTGTATAAAGGTGGCTGTTCTGCATCGCCCATTCGGTGAACTTCTTGTTAGTCATCACCATAGACTGCTTGCTGTACTTCGGTGAGCGAACACCGTTAGCAAACAATGCTTGTGCCTCGGCGTCGAGACGTGGCAAGTAATCCATCCAAGAGTTGAGCCAGTCTTTGTCCAACGCAGACAAAGTTCTGTACACAACCATACAAACGGCTGCTGCTGAGGTAGGCACTTTCGCATCTTTCGGACTGTCCTTGATTGATTGCAGTGAAGGCAGTTGATCAGCCATCTTCACGAATGCCATCAGGTCCATCGCAGCCCGATCACCGATTGTACCCATCAGGGCAGCGGTTAGCGTCTGGTCGTCAAGGTTCGCACGGGTGTGCAGTATGTCAGACGCCGCGTGTAAAGATCTTGGTGTAACAAACGCAGCGCGTGGCGCTTTCGGATGGAAGATGTAGGGGTTCTCCTCTGGATCTCTGACTTCCTCGAACGACTGCATCAGTTGCGGAGTGTCCTTCACCCAACCCAACAAAGTGTGGTCGATACCGTTGTTGATACCCCATTCGATCCAGTCCATGTGGTCGGTCTTACGAACTTGCACGACTGTGATGCGGTTACGTGCATGAGGTGGCAACAAGTCACCAACACCCTCGCTACCTTTGTTTGTAGTAGCGAACACAATACTGTCGGGATGTAGTGAAACACTACCAATCTTACGTTCTAGCATCAGACGCAGCATACCATTCTTGACTGCGGGATTAGCTTTGCCAAACTCGTCAATCATCAGGATAATCGGACCTTCGTGATGCGCACCCAACTCCTCGTTAGGCACCATGCGTACACAGTTATCTGTCTCCACAGTTTGCAACGATGGGATCATCATGTCGCCAAGGTCTTTTGTGGTGCAGTCAAAATACACAGGGGTGTGTGTCGGCAACGCTTCTGCCAGCGTTGTCAGGGTTGACGATTTGCCGTTACCCATGTCACCCTGCATCAGGACGGTGCGCTTGTGGCCCACCGCTTTGATAAGATCAACGCACTGGTCGAGTGACAGGGCGTACATTGCTTGTGCTTGGTTAGTCATTTTGTGTTCTCCATTACACAGAAAGTTGTTTTGGTGTGTGCCATTACCCTAGATCTACAGGTCAAGAGATGGCAACGCTTTGATCGCAGCGTCCACCGCTGCTTTAGTTTCGGCGCGGAAATAGTCATCCTCGCGCAGGGCATCGGGCGTAACACCCGACATGGCTTCATCCAAACGGTCTGCCATCGCAGCCATCTGAGTTGAATTGGTTACATTGAACACCCGCAGCAATTCGATCATCTCAGTGACATTTGTCACAAGTGTATCGCGGAATACTTTCTTGTCCTCTTTGCTGCTGTAGTCCAGACGCTCCGACATACGAGTGAGAGCATCGTGCAGCCGTGTCCACACATCGTTCATCGCACGTTCGTATTGCGTGGCGTAGAACTTTTGGTACTTCTGCTGCACCTCGTTCAATGCCTCGTTGCCAATATCGACGCGGAAGTCACCTGCATCTGGCAGAGGCATGTAGTTTATGGTGAAAGAGAACTTACGGCGCAAGGTCTCGATTGTGGGATAGTCATCACGTGAAAACAAGTTGCCAAGCTTCATCTGCACGTCGATCACCTCGTCGTTGTAGCTGGCAAGGAAGTCCTCGACCAGACGATAGAACTCATTCTGCATCTGCGTTATGGTTTGATTGTATTTGAAATAGATTTTGGTTGGCAGCAGACGTAGGCCAGAGTTTGACCAAGGCATCGTCATCGCAGCGTGTATGCCGCGTGTCGCATTCACGTGTTGTTGTATCGCACGTAAGTTGTCACTGTCGGCGAGTAGCTTTTTGTTGACGTTGGCAACACCTGCCTCTGCGTGGTTTTGTGTGACAACATCTTGTGATGCGCGCTTGTCGAGTTTGCGTCCGATCCAGTTACGGATGTTTAGCTCGCCAAGCATCGAAGACGATGCGAGTGTCGGTGCGTTCTGTGGTAGTGCTTCACTACCGTTGAATTGATTCATAGCGTTCATTTTGCTCTCCATTAGTTAGCATATTTGTTTAGACCGAGTAGGTCTTCGCGGCGTGTGATAAGTGTCGCCGCTTGCTTGTGTGCGATAGGTGCAACGCACCATGACGCACGGTGTTGTTCGGCGCGGATGTCTCCGCAGTCGAGACAGAAGTTGTAGCCAAGTTGTCTACGACGATAGTCAAACTTCTCGCCGCATAGGTGGCAGGTCACTTTCTTTCTAGCCATTGTCACTTGCCTCCAGAACTTGCAGTGCGTGTTCGAGTGCTTCCTGTTCGTCGCTAATGCCGTAACAAGTGAAGCACTCATAATCGACCCATTGTCCGCCGATTGGCGTCTGGATGTTAAATGTCGAAGATCCGTTCCATTCGATACGGAGGTAGTCGCCGTTGTGTTCTAGTTCCCAATACTTCATTCAGTTCTCCATCAGTTTCGGTAGTGTTTCACTACAGTTTGTTTTGTTGGCAGGATTGCCTTTGCGTTGTGCTGTTTACCACAACTTCTTTCACTATAGCATATATAGTGACAAATGTCAAGTTTTCGTGGTGTATGATGTCATATGGTGTTGTATGAGATAATGTACCTAATGTTCGTTTAGTTTGGTAGTGTTTCACTACAAATACGTTGCCAGAGTAAAGTTCGTTAATGTTCGTTTAGTGGTGTCTGTAAGTCATTGAAAATAAAGCAATGTTCGAAAGTTCGTTTGTTCTTGGGTTATGAGGCGGGTTTTTGTGTGGATGTGGTGAAGCGAACAATCGCAAAAAGAGGGGGCCTCGTATATAGGGTATCTTTTTAAATTGCGAACATTAGGAACATTAGGAACATTACTTTAAAATCAATAACTTATTTTTATGCAAAAACGAACATTATGGAACTTCTTTGCGAACATTATAAAATCCGCAATGCTGCTTTGAGAACTGGTATCGAAAAGGTAGTGAACCACTACATCTTTTGAGGCGCGCCGATTTAACCGCGAAGTGCGAAAGGCGCGAAGCTGCTTCGAGAACTGGCATCAATGGGGTAGTGAATAACTACCAAAATCAAGACACAAAAAAAGCCCCGAACCTTTCGGCTCGGGGCGGTGGGTTAGATAAAAAGTATCAGTAGCGTGAACAGTGTCATTGCGCAGGTGGACGCAATGTAAAACCAGCACGTATAGACAATTCCCCATGCGTCAACTTGTTTTCGTATGAGGCGTTTAATAGAAGCAAATCCTTCCATGCTTTTTCTCCGAATTGCTCGATTAGATATTCTTTGTTGCGAAGCAATTGATGGCGCGGGGATCGCGCCATCAATGCCAGTGTATATTTACTGGCAGGTTGCATTACCCAATAACCTTGATCAAGGCGTTGAGGTTTTGAACCAGATCGTCGAGGTCCATCGACGTTTTGAACGTCTCGGCCTTTTGAATCTTTTTGACGCAATCCGCCAAGGCGTCACGTACCATCATTTCTGGCGTACGTGTGCGAGTGTCAGCGCCCGCCTTGCCCGCCGCGATTTCCGCGTCGATTTCCTCTTTTACTTTGAGGGCGCGACCGATAGCGGCGACAATGGAATTTGGTTGCTTTGACCAGTATGAGCGGTTGCGACCGTCAATGACCTTATCGCCCGCTGCCTTGGCGGTCATGGCGCACAATTCTGGAACGCCTTTTGGGAAACCAGACATAATTGCCGCCTTGATAAAATCAAACGACTCCTGCGTCGCGGTCGATCCGCCGGATTTTGGGCTTATGCAATCCGTGCTGATAAAACCAGCACGTTGCATGGTTGCAACCATTGTGTGTTGCAACTTATCGCCAGTCACGCGGTTGCGTGCATACTTGCTAATGTCTGTAGCAACTTCATCATTGAGGTTTGGTGTGTTGTGTTTTGTTACAGTCATGATTGTTCTCCAATTTTGTTAGACTGTTGAGGTTAATCAGAGGCGCTCATCGCCGCCTGACAACATCTTTATACGTGATTTGGCATGGCTTGTCCTATTATCAGGCGCGCGAGGTAGTGAATCACTACCTTTCTGACGTGTGATTGGTTTACCGGCGCAGAGCGTACCGACATATATTGACCCCACCTACCCCCCACCCCCCTCCACAGCCGTGCGCGCCGTGCAACTATATAATACTATTCTGCACAAATATTTTGCGTTTTTACCAAATCTGACTATGTTGCGAACATGGCTATACATATCGAACCCGAAACAGGGGTCGCAAAACGCACCCCACCTAAAATCAAAGATCTCGCAGTCAAAGCGAGCGCCGCTGCAAGAACAGCAGAGTTTCTGCATGAGAATGGTTTGGAGATAAAACCCAACCAAGACGATAAAGACGTGGCTGCTGCACTGGCGGTGTCTTACGCAGAAGATCCAGACAAAACTTCAAAGGCTGCAACCCCCAAGCGGGTAGCCCACCTCACCCCAGCCACCCTGCTGATGACAGATCGCATCTTGAAAGATTTTGGTCATTCCGTAGTGAAATCGGCTACGCAGGTGCGACATCTTGTCACAAACAAGCTGATTGAAGAAACTGAGAACCCAGACCCACGGGTGCGTATCCGTGCGTTAGAACTGTTGGGTAAGATCAGCGATGTAGGATTGTTTGCTGAAAAGACTGAGGTTACAATAACCCACCAGACTACAGATGACCTAAAAGACAGACTGCGGGAAAAGCTGACAAGGCTTATAAACCCAGAACCCCACCCAGAGGTAGAAGAAGCTATCGTTATAGAAGGCACTACCATCGACGTGGACAAGGAATTAGGACTAGATGACGACTAGCCCCCATAGCCCTGCATCCGCAGGGGCGAGCCTCGCCGAAATCGCTGCAGGTATGGACTTCTCCCCAGAAGACATACAGCACGTGCTAAAAAATCTGGACAGTTTTGCTCCTGAAGAACTGCAGGAGATAGACAAGATAGTGGAAGAACTTTCCACGAGAAACGCTAATCAGTCTGCACATGATGACCTGATAGCGTTTTGTAAGCGGATGCAGTTAGATTATAAGGTTGGTAGGCACCACCGCATACTCGCAGACAAGCTGATGGCGCTGGAAGATGGCTCGTCGGATCGTGTATGCGTCAACATCCCACCCCGTCACGGTAAGTCACAGTTAGTTTCTATATTTTATCCAGCGTGGTTCCTTGGGCGTAACCCCGGTAAAAAGGTTATGATGGTGTCCCACACCACGGACCTCGCGGTTGATTTCGGTAGGAAGGTGCGTAACCTCATAGCTACTGCAGAATACAGGGAAATATTCCCAGAAGTTTCTCTGGCGGTGGACAGTAAGTCGGCTGGGCGGTGGAACACAAACTTTGGAGGTGAGTATTTTGCGTGTGGTATTGGGTCTGCCCTTGCGGGACGTGGCGCTGATTTGCTCCTTGTTGATGATCCTCATTCTGAGCAAGATGTTATTAACGGAAACTTCTCTGTGTTCGACAAAGCATACGAGTGGTTCACCTTCGGCGCACGTACTCGCCTTATGCCGGGCGGTAGGGTTGCCATAGTCCAGACACGTTGGCACATGGACGACCTCACGGGGCGTGTGACTAACGATATGGTGAAGAATGACCTCGCAGATCAGTACGAAATTGTGGAGTTTCCCGCACTTTTGGACTCTGAGGACAGCAAAGGTAAGCCGATAAAGAAGCCGTTGTGGCCTGAGTTCTTTGATTTAGCGGCGTTAGAGCGCACAAAAGCGTCAATGCCCACGTTCCAGTGGAATGCACAGTATCAACAACAACCTACGGCTGAAGAAGCGTCAATAATTAAGCGAGAATGGTGGGGAATATGGCCTCACGACGACCCACCGTCCGTGGAGTACGTGATTATGTCGCTGGACGCCGCCGCAGAAAAGCATAATCGCGCCGATTACACTGCGCTGACCACATGGGGCGTGTTTTTCAATGAAGAAGAGAACGCACGACACATTATTTTGCTGGATTCTATCAAAGAACGGCTGGAATTTCCTGAATTAAAAGAACTTGCCATGCGAGAATACAGAAATTGGGAGCCAGATGCGTTTATCGTGGAGAAAAAGTCCTCTGGTGTGGCGATTTACCAAGAAATGCGGCGTATGGGGCTACCTGTACAAGAGTATACGCCCCACAGGGGGACAGGAGATAAGCTTGCACGGCTTAATTCTGTAGCTGATATTATTGCATCTGGCATGGCGTGGGTTCCGTCCACCCGATGGGCAGATGAGTTAGTAGAAGAAATCGCAGGATTTCCGTTTATGTCCAACGATGACCTTGTTGACTCCACAGTTATGGCCTTAATGCGGTTCAGACAGGGTGGGTTTATCCGTCTACCCACGGATGAGTGGGATGATGATCCAGTGTATCGCAGGCCAGTAGAGTATTATTAAACAGAGATATCCACTACCTGACCCTGTGGTTGAAGCCCAGTATTGTGCGCTCCAAACTTATCGTAACTTAACATCAGGTCTAATTGTTGCCTTTCTAGCGCCTTAGCGAGCTTGTGAGCGCGGTTATGCTGTTTTTGTACCTGCTGCTGTGCCTGATGGTTCTCTATGCTCTCACGGCTTCTCTGAGCTTCTACGGCGAAAGGAAGATTACCAACAGGATCAAGCATCGTCGTTACTTTCCTGTCAGTCCTGCGATGGCCGATTTTGCTGTATCGGAGCGCATGATGCGGTCTTGAGCAATTCTTAAATACCTTTCATCCAATTCAATGCCTATGAAAGAACGGCTCAGGTTCTTTGAGGAAACGCCTGTCGTGCCACTACCCATAAATGGGTCAAGGA